CCCATCCGGACAATTTTTTCGTGATTTGAAAAGTGGAATCAAATGGCTGGCGTGAAGGGCCGCTCAGGCGGCGCACGAAGCGGCGCGGGGAGAAAGTCGAAGCCCAAGGCTCCGCCGCCCGTCCTTGACGTTCCTGCGGGCAATGATCCACTGACGTTTCTGCTTGGCGTCATGAACGACGCTGGCGCAGACGCTCGCTTGCGTGTGCGCGCCGCGGTGGCGGCTGCACAGTACGTCCACGCGAAGCAGGGCGAGGGCGGAAAGAAGGACGCTGCGGAGCGCGCCGCTGGGAGCGCTGCGGCAGGCAAGTTCGCCCCGGCAGCGCCGCCTCGCCTGGTGGTCAACAACTCGAAGCGCTGATGCCTCGCAAACGCCGGTCGACCGCGCCGGCATGGTCGACGGCGTGCTCGGATTGGGAGCGCCGTATCGTTGCTGGCGAGTCGCTGATACCGTTCTCGCCGCTGTTCCCTTCGGAAGCGAAGAGCGCGCTCGACGTGTTCAACGTCCTGCGCGTGGCGGATGTTCCTGGTTCGCCGATGATGGGCGAGGTCTGCCGGCCGTGGGTGACGGACTTCGTCGCGTCCGTGTTCGGTGCCTACGACGCGGATGCAGGGCGTCGACTGATCACCGAGTTCCTGTTGTGTGTGAGCAAGAAGAACTCGAAGTCGACGTTGGCCGCGGGGATCATGCTGACCGCCCTGATCCGCAACTGGCGTGCGTCGGCCGAGTTTCTGATCCTCGCACCAACGATCGAGATTGCGAACAACTCGTTCATCCCGGCCCGGGACATGGTCAAGGGCGACGAGGAACTGAGCGATCTCTTCCAGGTGCAGGAGCACTACCGGACGATCACGCACCGGATCAACCGCGCCACGCTGAAGGTGGTGGCTGCGGACAACGAAACGGTCGGCGGGAAGAAGGCGACCGGCGTGCTCGTGGACGAGCTCTGGCTATTCGGCAAGCAACCGAACGCGGAGAACATGCTGCGCGAAGCGTGCGGCGGCCTCGCCTCTCGGCCCGAGGGCTTCACGATCTTCCTGTCGACGCAGTCCGATACGGCGCCGGCCGGCGTGTTCCGGCAGAAGCTGCTCTATGCGCGGGGCGTGCGGGACGGGTCGATCCAGGATCCGCGCTTCTTGCCGGTGCTCTACGAGTACCCGCCGAAGATGGCCGAGGCCAAGGCGTTCCTAGACCCGAAGAACTTCTACATCACGAACCCGAATCTTGGGGCATCGGTCGACCGCGAGTTCCTGGAGCGCGAGGCCAAGAAGGCGCAGAACGACGGCCTCGAGTCTCAGGCCGGATTCTTCGCGAAGCATCTGAACGTCGAGATCGGCCTGGCGCTTCGCTCCGATCGTTGGGCCGGCGGCGACTTCTGGCAGCAGCAAGCGCGCCCAGCGTTCACGCTCGACGAACTGCTCGCGCGTTGCGAGGTGGTCGACGTCGGGATCGACGGTGGTGGGTTGGATGACCTCCTTGGGTTGTGCGTCATCGGCAGGGACAGGGCGACGGGTGAATGGGTGGTCTGGACGCATGCCTGGGCTCATCCTTCCGTGCTCGAGCGACGCAAGGCAGAGGCAGAGCGGTTCCGTGACTTCGAGCGCGACGGCGATTTGACGATCGTCAAGCGCATGGGCGACGACGTGAACGATGTCGCTGAGATCGTCTCGCGCGTGAACCGCACCGGCAAGCTCGACAAGATCGGCGTCGACCCGGTTGGCGTCGGTGCAATCCTCGATGCGATCGTGGCGGCTGGTGTCGATCAGGAACGCATCGTCGCAATCTCGCAAGGCTGGAAGCTGACCGGCGCGATAAAGACCGCAGAGCGAAAGCTGGCCGAAGGTACGTTGATCCATGGCGGTCAACCGATGATGGCTTGGTGCGTGGGCAACGCGCGCGTCGAGCCGAAGGGCAATGCCGCGCTGATCACGAAGCAGGCATCCGGCTCGGCGAAGATCGACCCGCTGATGGCGATATTCGATGCCGTCTCGCTGATGCAACTGAACCCGACGACGGCACCAGCGCCACAAGTCTTCTTCATCTAAGCAGCACCGAATCACAGAAGCCCCGCACGGGAAACCGTCGCTGGGCTTTTTCATTGGAGGCCCCGGAATGAAGCGCGCATGGTCAACGATCGAGTTCAAGGCGGTCGACGAAGACAAGCGGATCATCGAGGGCATTGCCAGCACGCCAGCGACTGATCGCTACGAAGACGTCGTCGAGCCTGAGGGCGCGCAGTACAAGCTGCCGCTCCCATTCCTCTGGCAGCACCGGCACAGCGAGCCGATCGGATGGGTCGAGGAGGTCAAGACTTCGGCCGCTGGCATCCGCGTTCGCGTTCGCATGGCCGCTGCCGGCGTCACCGAAGAGATCGACAAGGCCTGGGCGCTGATCAAGGCTGGCCTTGTTCGTGGCCTGTCGATCGGTTTCAGCCCGATCGAGTCCGCGCATATCAACGGCACCTACGGCTATCACTTCACGAAGTGGGACTGGCTAGAGCTGTCGGCCGTGACGGTGCCGGCCAACTCCGATTGCTCCATCACCTCTATCAAGTCGATCGACTCCGAGCACCTGCGCGCCGTGTCCGGCACTCACGCAGGCTCGAAAGTCGTTCGCCTGAAATCCTCTCCGGGTGTCCCCGGGCATGTGAAACCTCCCAAGGACACCATAATGAAAAAGACCTACCAGGAACAGCTCGCCGCGTTCGAGGCGAAGGCACTCGCCGATCAGCAGCGCATGGACGAACTCATGGAGAAGGCGGCCGATGAAGGCCGGACCTTCAACGACGAGGAAAAGACCGAGTTCGCGCAACTCGAGGGCGAGACCAAGGAAGTCGGCGAGCACATTGCCCGCCTGAAAGCGCTCATCGAGCGCAACAAGCAGACCGCCGAGCCGGCCAAGGAAGAGAAGGGTGCCGAGATCCCGTCCCGCCCGTCCAGCGGCATCATCAGCGTCAAGTCGAACCTGCCGCCCGGCATCGGCTTCGCGCGTTTCGCCAAGGCGATGTACCTCGCCGAGGGCAATCCTCTGCATGCCGAGGAACTGATCAAGGCAACCAAGGGATGGTCCGACCAGCGCGAGGGCCTGATCCAGCTCACGAAGACGGCCATCCCCGCAGGCGATACCACGACCGCCGGCTGGGCGTCGGAACTGGTCTACGCACAGAACCTTGTCAACGAGTTCATCGAGTACCTGCGTCCGATGACCATCATCGGCCAGATCGACAACTGGCGCCGAGTGCCGTTCAACGTCCGCATGGGCAGCATGACGGGCGGCACGACCGGCTACTGGGTCGGTCAGGGCGCGCCGATTCCGATGAGCAAGGGCACCACGAGCTCGACCAGCCTCGCGATCACCAAGGCCGCCGGCCTTGCCGCTCTGGACGAGGAACTGGTGCGCTCGTCCTCGCCTTCGGCCGAGGCTCTGATCCGGAACGATCTCGCCAACGCCGTCGCCGCGATCTCGGACACGTCGCTGATCGACCCGAACCAGGGCGGCGTGGCGAACGTGCAGCCGCAATCGCTTACGTACAGCGCGACCGCTCGAGCAGCCTCCGGCACGAACTACGCCGCGCTCTCTGCGGACATCCAGTACATCATGGGCACGATCACCGACGCGGACGTCGATATCTCGGGCATCACGCTCGTGATGGCGCCTCGGACCGCGCTAGCGCTGTCGCTCATGGTGACGTCGCTTGGGCTCCCCCAGTTCCCGACGATGACGGCCAATGGCGGTACGCTGTTCGGCTTCCGCGTGGTCGTGTCGCGGTACGTGGGCGCGATCACCGGATCGCCGGACTTCGGCAACATGATCGTCGCGATCAACGCGCCGGAAGTGTTCCTGGCCGATGAAGGGCAAGTGATGATCGACGTCAGCCGCGAGGCGTCCATTCAAATGTTGGACAACCCGACCAACACGTCGACCGGCTCCACCACGGCGACCGCGATGGTGTCGATGTTCCAGACGCACAGCGTGGCGATGAAGGCCGTTCGCTTCATCAACTGGACCAAGCGGCGTTCGACCGCTGTCCAGTACATCCGCAACGCGCTCTACGCGTAACGGCAACGATGCGCCCGAGACCACTCGGGCGCATCTCATCGGAGAATGACATGCGTCAACTGATCGCCCTGGAAACCTTCGCCTATCCCTACGGGGGCGGTCCGGTCGTCAAGGGGCAACGATTCGAGCCTGTCAGCGAGCGTGATGCCGAGGCGCTCGTGCTCGCGCGGAGGGCTTGCGAGGACGATGGAACCGCAGAGCGCGGCGCCATCACCGAAGCGGAGGCGGCGGTGCGCAAGGCCCGGAAGTACAAGACCCGCGACATGCAGGCCGGCGCGTAATTGAACCTCCGGCAGTTGTTCACGCGTACGAAGGCGGCAGGCACCTCTGTGACCGTGTCGCTCGCCCGTGGCGTGAACTACCTGCTCGGTCCGCTCATGGAGGGTTTCTCCGGGGCGTGGCAGAAAAACATCGCCACCGAGTCGAACGAGAACCTGCTTCGATTCTCGGCGGTGTATGCCTGCATCAACCGCATCGCAAACGACATCGCGACGCTTCGTCCCATGCTCATGGAGCGGAGGGCGGGAATTGAGGTGGAGGTCGAGAACTCTGCCGTTCCGTTCCTGCAGGTGTTGCGGCGGCCGAATCCGTACATGACGTGGGTTCAGTTCCTGGCCTACTGGATGACGATGAAGCTCATCCACGGTAACTTCTACGCCATCAAGGACCGCGATGCGCGAGGCGTGGTGGTCGCGCTATACCCGGTCGACTCCAGGCTCGCGAAGCCGATGGTGGCCGGCGACGGCTCGGTGTACTACGCGTTCAGCGGCGACAACCTCGCGCGCATCCCCGCTGGAGAGGCGATGCTTCCCGCATCCGAGGTCATCCACGACCGGATGAATTGCTTCTGGCATCCGCTGGTGGGCGTGCCGCCGATAGACGCCTGCGCTGCGTCTGGCACGCACGGCATCCGGATCCAGAACAACAGCGCCACCTTCTTCCAGAACATGAGTCGCCCATCTGGACACCTGGCCTTCGCCGGCAAGGTCGACGACGAGCAACTGAAGCTGCTGAAGAAGCAGTTCGAGGAAGGCTTCAGCGGCGGCAATCTTGGTCGGCTGCTTGTGACAGGCGGCGATGCGAAGTACGTGGCCATGACCATCCCGGCCGAGCAGGCGCAGCTGATCGAGCAACTGAAGTGGACAGTCGAGGACATCGCCCGCGCGTTCTCTGTGCCGCTGCACAAGCTGCAGGCCGGCGCTGCGCCGACGTTCTCGAACATCGGCGCACTGAACCAGGGCTACTACGACGACGCGCTGAAAGTGCACATCGAAGCGATCGAGGCGCTGCTCACGCACGAACTCGGTTTGCCAGTGAAGTACACGGTCGAACTGGAACTCGAGGGGCTGCTGCGCATGGACCCGAAGACAAGGGCCGAGACGATGGACGCATTGGTGAAGGCCGGCATCCTTGCGCCGAACGAGGGCCGCGCACGGGAAGGCCTGCTGCCCGTCGAGGGCGGCGACTCACCCATGATCCAACAGCAGAACTTCTCTCTTGCAGCGCTGGCCAAGCGCGACGCGCAGGAAGATCCATTCGGCACTGCCAAGCCCGAGCCGGCTCTGCCGGCGCCCGAGGATGAAGAGGATCCAGAGGAAGATGACGACGCAGCCGAAGAAGAGGCTCGCGCATTCCTCGACACCATCGCGAAAGGATTCGAGCTTGAAACGACCGTTTGACGGGAAGGCTCTCGGCGAACAGGTCGTGGGCATGGTGCGCAAGTTCGTTGGCGACCATGTCGCCGCGCTGCGCGAGTCGATCGCTGCGCTGGACGAGCGTGTCAAAGCCGTCCCCGCGGGCCCGCAGGGAGATCGTGGCGAGCCTGGTCCGCAAGGCATGCCAGGCGAGAAGGGCGAGCGCGGCGACGTCGGCCCGGCCGGCGAGAAGGGCATGGACGGTGCCCCAGGACAGGACGGTGCGCCAGGCTCTCCGGGTGAGAAGGGCGATCCAGGCCCGCAAGGGGATCCCGGACCGGCAGGCCCGGCCGGCGAGAAGGGCGATCCGGGGCCGGAAGGTCCGGCCGGCACATCGGGGGCAGACGGCAAAGACGGCGCGCCAGGGAAGAGCGCGTACGATCTCGCCGTCGAGAAGGGCTTCGCTGGAACCGAACTGCAGTGGCTGGATTCGCTTCGCGGCAAGGATGGTGCCGCGGGCAAGGACGGTCGAGACGGACTCAACGGCCGGGACGCGGTCGAACTCGCGATCCTGCCGATGCTCGAGGAAGGCAAGTCCTACCCGAGCGGCGTCTATGCGCGGCACGCTGGCGGTCTGGTCAGGACGAACGGCGCTGGCTTCGATGTCATCGTCAACGGCGTGGCCGGCATCGAGATCGCGCACGACGGAGAGCGGTCGATCACGATCAAGACGATGCTGACGGACGGCACGGAGTCGACGGCGAATGTGAACGTCCCCGTCATGCTCCATCGCGGCATCTGGCAACCGAAGGAGTATGCGCGCGGCGACTGCGTGACACGGGACAATTCCACGTGGCACTGCTGCGTCGATACGACTACGGAAACGCCTGGGCAGTCGAAGCACTGGCAGCTCATCGTGCGCAAGGGCGACCGCGGCAAGGACGCTCCGCCGCCGGCCAAGCCATCGGGGCCGGTCAGCATCCGATGATCGGTCGCATCGACCCGGAATGGGTCGGCTACACCGCGGTTTGCATCGCCTCCGGCCCGAGCCTCACGCTCGAGCAGGTCAACCGGATCCGTGGTTGGCGCAGCAGCGACGGCTGCCGCGTGATCGCGATCAACGACAGCTACCTGATCGCGCCTTGGGCGGATGCGGTCTACTTCGCCGATGTGCGCTGGTGGGAACATCACAAGGACAAGCCGTTCTTCCGCGACTTTGCTGGCCGGAAGATCAGCATTGAGAACGGAGCCGGTCGGTTCGCGCATGACGCGACGGTGCTGCGGAACCTCTCGCTTGCGGGCGGCACGATGGGGCGGCTGTCCCTGGACCCGACAGGGATCTACACCGGACAGAACAGCGGCTATCAGGCGATCGGATGCGCAGTGCTCTACGGCTGCCGGCGGATCATCCTGCTCGGGTACGACATGCGCCCGAAGGAGATGCCGCAAGACGAGGCCGGCCGCGGAGGCGTGAAGCTATCGCACCATTGGTTCGGCGAGCATCCATGGCCGAGCGATGCAGGATCGTATGTCTACTTCAGGCAAGAGTTCGCGAAGATGGCGCCGACGGCGAAACTCGCGGGCATCGAGATCCTGAACGCCACGCCGGACAGTGCGCTGGAGCATTTTCCGATGGTGATGCTGGACGAGGTGATGGCGTGCGCGCCCACTGCCTGATCAGGCGCGAGCCCTGGTATCGGCATGATGCGTTCGTGACCGGCCTTCGCGCTGCGGGATACGAGGTGCACGGCGATGCGCCGACGTTTCCGGCGAAACTCGGCGACGTGATGGTGTGCTGGAACAGGTACGGTCACATCGAGCAGATCGCGGACCGCTTCGAGGCAGAAGGCGGCACGGTGCTCGTCGCCGAGAACGGCTACATCCAAGGGCGCCACGACGGCGGCGATTACTACGCGCTCGCTGCGCGCGGCCACAACGGCAGCGGCCATTGGCACGTCGGCGGCCCGGAGCGATGGAACGCGCTTGGCGTCGAACTGAAGCCATGGCGCACGGAAGGCCGGCACATCCTCGTCGCGGCGAATCGTTCCTTCGGCATGCGCGGCTTCGCCATGCCGGCGGATTGGGCAGAGCGCACTGCCGATGCGCTGCGTCATGTGACCACGCGCGAAGTGCGCGTGCGACTTCACCCAGGCAACGGACGACCGGATGTTCCGCTGGAGCATGACCTTGCGAACGCGCACTGCGTCGTCATCTGGTCGTCGAGCGTCGGAGTCAAGGCATTGATCGAAGGGATACCTGTCGTCTGCCGCGCGCCATGGTGGATCTGTAAGCGCGCATCGCACGACGACTTTGCCTTGTCCGGCGGGTACACATCTGACTTCGACGAGAGCAGGCAGCATGCGATGCACGCGCTCGCTTGGGCGCAGTGGACAACAGCGGAGATTGCGAGCGGTGAGCCGTTCGATTACCTGCTACGCGCAACCAGACAAGCCCAAGTCCAGGCGAGTGCTTGAGGCCTTCGCCGCCGGCTGCGGCGGGCAGATGGCGAGCACGAACGTTGAGCGACTGGAGTCGGGCGCAGCTGCGTTCTACGGCGTGCGCCCAGGCTGGTCGCATCTGTGGCGGCAGGCTCAGATCGAGCGCCGCGAGGTCTACTACATCGACAATGCGTTCTTTGACGACGCGCGCGAGGAGCGCTTCCGCGTCGGTCGTAACGTCGTGCAGATGTACGAATTTCCGAAGCTCGACTATCCATCGTTCCGGCGACCGATCCTGCCATGGCGAGAGGCTGGCGAGCACATCGTCGTATGTCCTCAGTCGAACGAGTTCATGATCTGCGTCGAGCGGTTCACGGAGCAGTGGACGGATTGGGTGACGCGCCGGCTTAGGATGTACACGACGCGCCCTCTCATCATCCGAGCGAAGCGGGACCGCAGGCCGCTGGCCGAGGACTTGAAAGGCGCATGGGCGCTCGTCACGCACACGAGCGCAGCGGCGAACGAAGCGATTATCTCCGGCATCCCGGCATTCACGACGGGGCTGTGTGCCGCGGCGTCGATGAGCAATCACGACCTGGCGCAGATCGAGCGCCCGCGCTGCCCGAATGGCAGAGAGCAATGGGCGTCCTCGGTGGCCGCTCACGAATGGACGCTGGATGAGATGCGCGACGGCACGTGCTGGCGCGCTTTGGGGGCATGAGCATGCAGAAGGGGTGGTTCAGGATCGACGGCGTGCAGGATGGAGACCGCACGCTCGGACAGCAATTGCTCGGCCTCGAAGCGGCTGCAGATCGGATGAAGGGTCGAACCGTGCTCGACCTCGGCTGCGCGGAAGGCCTGATCGGTCGCCATTGCGTCGACGCATGGGGCGCTGGAGTGGTTGATGGCGTCACGAGCGTCGAGGCGCAGATCGCAGAGGCGGAGCGCCAGTGCGACGGGCGGCCGATGCACTTCTTTCGCGCGGACCTGAGCAAGAAGGCCGGCACGGATTATCTGGATTCCGCACTGCTGCCCGCGTACGACGTGGTTCTGATGCTGTCGATCCTGCACAAGGTCGCCGACCCGATGCGGCTTCTCGAATGGGCCGCGAAGTTCGCCACAGAGACGATCGTCATTCGGCTGCCTGAGCCGATCATCGACATGGCGCGATGCAAGCCCGGAGTTCACCCGGTTCATCCGTGGATGCTGGAACGCTTCGACTGCATCGGAGAGCCCGCGACGTGTAACGAGCCCGTATCGGGTCGACCCGAATGGATGGGTGTTTACAAGGTTCGCCAGTGAACGATCACACGCACTACACCGCACATGAGCTGTGGAACATGGGCATTGCCGTTGGCGAGAGCGTGCTCATATCGCGTCGCGTGGCCTTCTACGCAATCGGGAAAATCGAGATCGGCGATCACAGCCGGATTGACGATGGCTGCATCTTGACCGGCAGCGTGAAGATCGGTAAGCGAGTGCACCTGGCGCCGTATTGCGTTCTGTACGGAAAGGCAGGCATTGCCATCGGCGACTACAGCGGCTTCGGTGTCTCGACGATCATGCACTCCGAGTCGGACGACTACAGCGGCCGGTCTATGTTCGGCCCCTGCGTCCCGGCGGAGTACCAGCCGTTCAAGCACCGCGCACCCATTGCCATCGGTCGAGCCGTGCTCGGAGGCGCGCGCTGCACGATCCTCCCTGGCGTAACTATCGCCGACGGCGTATGCATCGGCGCGCACTCCGTCGTCAAGGGTGATTGCGAGGGCGACACGATTTATGCGGGCGTGCCCGCGAAGGCACTCCGCCGCGCTCAGGCTGGTATTTGGTCTCTCACGAAGCAGTTCGAGCTAGATCATCCTGAATGAGCAAGCGCGTCGGGTTTTACCTCGACTGGCAGGGCACGAACGAGCATCGCTACATGGCGCGTGTCGCCATGGCGGCAGTACGTCGCTACATGCCATCGGTCGAGATCGTGCATTTGACGACCGCAGATTCTTCGCCCATGCGGGAGGCCGACACCGTCGTCCAGGTCGTTGCGACCGGGCACGCCTGGATCCGGCGAGCGATCGTGCAGGCTCACGCGCCGCTACCGATCTTGTCGCTGGACGTCGACGTGGTGATGAGGCACGACGTTTCGGAACTGTGGGACATCCAATGCGACGTCGCTATGCCAGACATCAGAGACCCGTATGTCAGGCACACGGGCGGCGTTTGGTTCTGTCGATGCAGGGAGTACCTCACGAGCTGGGCTGGCAAAGCCAGCGTGTTCGACCCGACTGACGTGCGGGCGCTCCTAGTTGCGCTGTCGAAACACGTCGAGACGTGGTCAGGCAAAGTGGCATGGATCGACGAGCGGCGGTACGAGCGTTTGCCAACTAAGGCGGGCGAAGACTTCGGCGATGCCAGCCTGGTGCACTACCGAGGGCCGCGCAAGCGCTGGTTTCCTGGGCTCGTATAGATGGGCATCGGCGACGAGATCATGGCCGCCGGCGAGGCACGCCGGGCCTATATCGCCCACGGTAAGCGAGTCGAGATCCTGGACCGGCACGGCCGGCGCCGCTGGCATGTTGCATGGGATGGACTGGATTACATCGCCAGGCCAGAAGAGGCAGGCAGTTTCGCGTCGATGTGGAACGGCCCGGGCATGCGCCCGTACATCGCTGGAAAGGCCGAGATGCGATGGACTTGGGATGCGGCTTACCGTCCGGCGAAGGCTGCCCTCGAACTGTCTGCAGACGAGAAAGAATTCGCCGATCGCTACCGTGGCCGGATCATCGTCGAGCCACATCTGAAGCGCGGCGCATCGCCGAACAAGGAATGGGGTTGGGTGCGATGGAACAAGCTCGCCTGGTTGCTGCAGGACAAGGGATATAGGATCACGCAGCTCGGAGTGCGCGGCACTGCGTTGCTCGACGGCGCTGACTTCATCGAGACGCCGACATGGCGCCACGCCGCGGCGGTGCTGTCGGTCGCCCGGGCGGCGGTGTTGCCCGAGGGCGGATTGCATCACGCTGCCGCTGCGGTGGGCTGCCGAGCCGTGGTGATCTTCGGCGGCTACGTCGGCAAGGAAACCACTGGATACGACATGCACGTGAATATAGGCGCCTCAGCGTCTGAGGCGTGCGGGATGCGCGTCCCGTGCGATCACTGCAAGGAGTGGATGGGCAGCATCACTCCGGGGCATGTGATGCGCGAACTGCTGGGGATCATCGAGTGAACGCGCACATCATCATCGAAGAGGAGCGCGGGCAGTGCATCGGCGCGCCTCAATCCGACATCAGGAGATTCGCGTTGCGCGAGTTCGGCGGCTGGTACTTCCCGGATCACGAGGTGCACCTGATCGAGTGGTTGACGAAAGTTGGTGACCAGAGGGACGGTCGCCTTCGGTATCAAGGGAAGAAACAGGATCTCGCGCTTTCGTTCTGCGCTCAGAGGCGCGTCGCCGTGGATATCGGCGGCCACGTCGGGTTGTGGTCGTACTACCTCGCGCAGCAGTTCGAGCAAGTGCACGCGTTCGAGCCGGTGGCGGATCATCGCGCCTGCTTCGAGCAGAACGTGCGCGCTGAGAACGTCATTCTCTACCCATGCGCCCTCGGCGATGACGAAAACTCAGTCGCCATCCACACGAGCAATGGAAGTAGCGGCGATTCATGGGTGAGCGGCAAGGGCGACATACCGATGCGTCGCTTGGACGAGTTCGGCTTCTCGGATGTCGATCTCATCAAGGCCGACTGCGAGGGCGGCGAACTCTCAGCGCTGCGCGGCGCGGAGGACACGATCATCCGATGCCGTCCGACCATCATCGTGGAGCAGAAGCCCGGCCGCGCGCAGAAGTTCGGCCATGCCGAGACGGCCGCTGTCGACTACCTGCAGTCCCTCGGAGCGCAGCTGGTCGCGCACAAGTCTGGCGATTACGTCCTCACGTTCCCGGAGTAGATCAATGGCGTCCCTACAAGGCGGCGGCGGCGAGATGCGCGTCGTGCTGCAAATCAAGCGCGCTCAGACCGGCAAGGTCGACACGGTCGAGTTGACCGGCAAGGTCACTGAAGAGCAGATCAAGCAACTCACGAAGCAGGAGACGAGCAATGGCAGTCACTCATAGCGTGGCAGCACGGAATGCGGCGACGGATGCCGTGACGGCGCTGATCGGGAGCAGCGGGTTTCTGCGGTTCCGTCCAGCGGGATCCCCGAACGCGCCGGTGGCGACGCTGGCCCTTTCCGCGACCGCGTTCGGTGCGTCGAGCAACGGCACAGCAACCGCGAACTCGATTTCGAGCGACACGAACGCGGACGGTGGCGGAGATCCGGTCGCGGTGGCGACCATCGAGACGAGCGCGGGCGTGGTCGTGATCGAGTGCGGCGTGGCTGCGTCGGGGTCGGACGTGGACATGTCAAATGGTTTGACCGTTGCACCTGGCGATACCGTGTCGTGCTCGTCGCTGACGTACACGGCGCTGCCGCAGTGAACCTGACGAAACTCGCCGAGACGATCGGCACCATGCCCGGCTACTCCACGCAGACGCCGACGGCGGAGATCGTGGCGTGGCTGCGCGAGGAGGTTTCTGCGCCCGTGCCGTCGCGGTTCGTCACGGCGCTGACAATCCTCTCCGAGCTGCCGCTGCTCGCTGACTCGATCCTCGGCAAACTCCGCGCGGCGGCTGCACAGAACGAGTCGGTGTACTGGGCGGTGGAAGCGTTGCGCGGCCAGGGCCTCGACGTGTGCGACCCGGTGACACAGGCGCGCATCGACTATCTGTCGAGCGCCGAGGTTTCGCTGTTCACGGCCGAGGAGGCGTCAGCCCTGAAGGGCATGAGGAACCAGACGGCGACGCGCTTGGCCGCGCTTGGCGGATCGCCGTCCGATGAGGACGGATACATCGCCCAAGTCGTCGACGGCGTGAGGGGGTGGATCTAATGAGCATCGGAACGAACGACCTCGTCGACAAGTTCGGCACGCAGGACCAGGTCGACGACGGGAGCACGAGCGCGATTGCATCGGCGGCAATGTCGGTCGCGGCAGACGCGGCCACGTGGACGAACGATGACGACGCGCCCGAAGCGGTGTTCGCCTTGAAGTGCCAGTGGGCGACCGTAACGAACGTGGCGAACAAGGTCGTCAACCTCTACGCCAAGCCGTTGAACATCCAGAGCACCAACGATCCCGTCGACCCGAGCACGTCGCGCAAAGCTACGCTGATCGGGAAGTTCACGGTGTACGCAGCGAGCACCGGCACGGATTACTGGTTCAACTCGGACGATGTTTGTCCTCTGCCGAATTTCCACACCTCGCAGGAGTATGAGTTCTATATCGAGAACCTGACCGGGCAGCAGATCAGCGCCGGTTGGGCGCTCTACATCACCCCCAAGACGGTCGGCCCGAAGGCGTAATCGATGCCCTACGTCGTCCGCCGCAGATCGTCCGCGCGCAGTCAGCCGCAGGGAGTCACGCGCCCGAACTCGCGCGGCGACTGGGACTTCCTCTGGAAAGGCTCGGACTACAATCACGCAGCGGTAGGCGGTCCGGCAACGACGATCACCGGAGCGCCCGCGCTCAGAGCCGGCGATGCTGGAATGTCGCCCGATTTCACCGGATCGACCGATCTTCGGTGGAACTTCGCAGCGACGGGTGCGAACCCGAGCGAATGCACGTACTTCGTGCTCGCGCAGCTAGATTCGTCCGGAGTTAACCAGACGCTTCTCGCGCAGTCGTTCAGCGGCGGCACCGGCTCGTACATGCGGCTGGTGTGGGATTGGGCTACGTACACGGGCTGGATGTGGCAATGCGTAGGAAGTTCAGCCTTCGTAAACATGAGTGCCGGGGGGGCCTACCCAGCCGCTTCTCTGACGCTTGCTGTTGGCATTTACCGATCCGGCACTGGCGCGAAGGAGCTTTGGGTCAACGGTACTCGGATCGACTCCCAAACGACCGACGTCGGC